TATAAAAATTGCCAATCACGCAAAACGCGAAAGAGCAACAAACACAGACTTGTGAAAGACTTGTGTCAAGCGCACCATGAAACAGTACGCGGCGCACAGCCGCGAAGATCGCATGGCGTCTCAACAGAGACACTTTCACCGCAAAGCGGCTGTGCTTGCTATTTTTAGTAGCAAATAAACCAGTCTGGATAATCCAACTGGTAGTCCGAAGACTAGGTAAGCCCTAGCTCCAGCTCATGGATGGCCTTCTTTTCCAACTCAGAGCTGTAGCTAAGGCACAGTACATTTTCACCGGTAATACGAACCGTTTGGCAAAGCCAAGTCTAAAAGTTTGCAATACCTATATTATCAGGCAAAGTAGTGTTGGTGGACTGAAACATAACAACAGGAGGTGGGCCCATCCAACCATAAAGTCGAGCATCATCAGCTGCAGCACGTCCAAAATAAGTACGCACAATACCACCGGAGATATTAGTCAAAACTGCCTGTGCAACATTGGCTTGATATCGCAACCCTGTGGTAGTGTATGTAGTCCCAGGAGCCCATGTCAAAGCAAAACTATTGTAATCATTAACAGGTAACCTAGCAGTTCTTGCATAACTCGGCACTCTAACATGTGTGGAATTCTCAACATTAACCACACGCTGAACTCCAGAAGGGGAGCGATTACGAGGGTCAGAAAGGCCCCCACTAACAGTGGTACCTGAATCAGTAGGCTCCGCTTTAACATTAAAAGTAATCTTATTAGCAGGTCCATCATGATAAAGATGCCAGATAGTACTTCCATTACAAAACGCATAACAAGCCGCTAAATTACCAGATCTAGTGTACGCAAAAGTCGCGCTAGAATCCGGCATGGGTGTGGCAGCTACCCACTTAGAACGAACCCACCATGGAGGCAAATCAGTCAAACTAATGCTGTTGCTAGCAACATCGTAAGATACATAAGAAGGTATCATAAGTAAAGTCTTGACACTCTTAACAACCTCACCAGAAGTGTAAAGATCCACTTCAGGCGGGCTATGTTCCACACCTCCCAAGCCTGACTGAAGAAAAGTAACTGTGTTAGTCCTATCGGACAAGGGCGAAAACATGGGAGGAGCGGGGCAAGACAAAGAAAAATCATCCAAAGCCTCAACTTCAACCATGTAATTAACCGTGCCTGACATCTCACCACTTGTAACTAAAGGATCAATAACAGTAAGTGATACTGCGCCAGTCGCTGATAAGAAATTCGTGTACAAAGTGGGAGATATGTATGGAACATCTAAATGAAAAACAGAAGAGTCTCGCAAATCAAATACTTGCGAGTAAGATGAAGGTTGTGGTACGCCTCCAGTAATTTCAATAGTGGGAACAGTCGAAGACAAAGGAGCATTAGCGATGGTGTCAGCAAGTCCAGGAACAAAGGCGGCTATGACACGGCCACCATGCAACTTGGTCTTACAAAAAGTAAACGTAAACCTAACACCACCACGCCAATATCGAAACATAGAACCAATATAACACAAAGTGGAAGGATAAATGGCATTAGTAATGGCCGTAGCAGAAGATGGAATGGTAATATTACCTCCTGGTCTAGAACTATTGGTCCTAAACCACCAACTTGAAGGCGTTACAGCTCCAGCATAAAGAACCGTGCCCATAGCATCAGTCGTGGACATATCACCAACAAATATCTGTGAAGGTTGCTTCAAAATGTAATCAAAAGACATTTCATCAACAGTAGTGCCGCCAGGCAAATCTGAAGCAGCCAACTTGTTACGAGCCATTGGTCCTAAAACAAAACTATTATCAGGTACGTCAGTATTACCATCACAAATATAGGCATTCCTGAAAACCCTATTGGGTTCAGTTTCAACACTAGGTTTGGAATACCCAAAAGAACGGGCAACCTTACCAGCAGATTCCAAGAACCAAGAAGTGGTCCCAGCAGCACCTGATATCATGGGAACACCTTTAGCCGTGTACCGTATTACATCAGAAACCTTCGACAAAGCAGTGGAAATCTTAAAAGCCTTAGCCTCATCATCAGAAGCTGTCAAACCGGACTGAACAGTAACAGTGTTAGAAGCAAAAGGTGCAGAACCTATCAACTCTAAATCATGCAAAGACGCAAAAAGACGATACGTGGGTGCATTAACTCCAGCTATTGTGCGGTAAGGCATCAAGGCGACCACACCAAAAGAGCCCAGAGAGCGCGAACTATCAACATAATAATGAGGCAGAAACTCCTCGGCAGCGAGATAAGGTACATCCAACTGCGTCATAGTGGTCTCACTAATATCGTGTCTAACATGAGGTAAAGTGGTAGTCATAGCACTATTATTGAACCTAGAATAGGTAATGTTTGTGTTATTGTTAGTATCAAACTGCCCATACTGAAAACCCATACAAAGAACACCCTGTTGAAAAGGGGTGCTGGCAGTAGTCAAAGTCAAACGCAAAGTAAACCTAGTACCATGGACACCCAACAACCTGGAAAGATAATTGGGAAACCACGATGCTAAATTAGAAAGAGTAACATTATTAAAACTTAAAACAGAACGTGTAATTGGTATAGTGCCAGTAGATATCAACCTAGGACGCTCAAAATACTCTCTCAAATTTTGAAACTTGTCTATGGGCATAGTAAAAGCAACCTTACGGTCATAACCCGCACTAACAGAAGTGCAAGCTTCATTAGGCATAAAAGTGACTTGCCCAAAATCTTCACCCGTGCTGTTAATAGTCAACCCTTCTAAATTCTCACAAACCTCTTGCTTATCCCTATCATTATGGGATTTATTATTAGTAGTACTGGTAGCAAGGCTATATACGATGGTGAGCAACCTTACGCTCAACCAAAGCAACGCAATTCTCTGACTCCGTCTGAGTAGTAAGCTAAAAAGCAGGGGTGTAGCATCCTGACGACAGTAATGGCCATGCGTTGAACCATTTAACCGAAACACTGTCCGTATATACGCTAAAACCAAGCATCAACACGGGATTTCATATAATCCCTATAACCCTCACGGTCTTCGAAATCTGGAGTCATTCCACTCTCAGACATGACCGCAAGCGTAATAGGAAAATACTCGTCCCACATTTCCTGGTCATGAAGGGCAAGCTCACCAAGCATGCCCTCCAAATTTTCCTTAACCTCTGACTTAATGTCACGGTTGTTCTTATAATAGTAAGCACGGTACAAAAAGCTCGCTTTATCCAAAGGGGCAACCCATCCGTTTGAACCAAGCTCATCACGCTTAAATGAACGCTTCAAAAACGTACACTCCTCCAACGTGGTATAGGGCAACAAATCAACCCCCTTGCTGCCTGCTGTGTACGTCAAGCCAAACAACTCTTGCATATAGTGCGCGACTGTAACCTGATTAAAGACGTCGGATACAGTCTCACTAACATTGACGATGTTGTCATCGCCAAACGTTGCAAGGTAAACATGCGAATGCATGTTAACAAGGTCACCAGTAGCGGCAACGTAACATGCCGTAAGAGTGATTAAGGAATAAAGGCTATTGACTGGTGTGGTAAAAGGATGTCCACTCGGTAACGACTTGGACCATTGGTAGATATACCTCTGGTCTGTGCCGTCACCACCGATGTGCCTCGAATTAATCAAATCAAGCCACAATACGGAACGCACGCGGGCATTCTCCAAACCATCGTCATACCATCTGTTCACAAACTCAAGAATCAAGCTCAAAATATAAGGTTGCTCACTAGCATCAAACCTCTTAAAGTCACCATCAAAGACACGTGGCCCATGTTGCGACAAATTCGAGGCAAGCAGCCACCAATCACCATAAGGGTTTATGCCAGGGCACATCCCAGACACAGTGTGGTGTCGGAACATAGCAGCCATAAAAGCTCCGAAATACATACGGAAAGCGATGACGTAATCCACGGGACATGCGCTTATCACTCGAGTGACACCAGCGTCAACCTTGGCATGAGGTCGTACCTCATCCTTGAGAAAATCCATAAACACATGAGAAAGCCGACAGTTATCCTTGGCAGCCTCGACAATAGAGTCAACGCGCTCGAAAAGTTCGGCACATTCAGGGCCTGTGAAGTCATAATCACCATCCCCAAAGAAATCCTTCTTACCGTTCTTGGTAGTCATGATATAAGGGTAACCAGGTGAAGTGGTTCTGGAAATAGCCCTTAACTTAAGGCCCTCGACACCCTTGACAGCTTCCTCCTTAGAAAGCAAACCCTTCCAATCATCCTTGGTAGCTTCCCTAAACGGCTTGGTTGCAAGCGCAACAATCGCGTTGGCATTAACCAAAGGTCTGTATTCAACCGGTGTGGTGTAAGCTTCCAGACCCCGCAAAAGCGGAAAAACCTTCTCGCCATTCATATAAATGGGCTTGAGAACTGCAGGCCTTTGAGGATTAGGTCCAAACACCTCTCTTTGTCCAATGGGGGACAACTTCAACTTGCTGTTCATATTCAGGCGTACTGGAATTGCAACCTTGCCAAGCAAGGTAAAGCTCCCCTTGGTCAACTTCTGGTCAAGACCCGATTGCTCCTCACAAGTGACATCGTCCAAAACGATGTTCCGACGCTCGAGATCATCCTCAAACGCATCGTCCGCAACAAGCAAAGTCTTCATAGCGAACATCGCGTCCTCATAGACCAATATCTGAGAAAAGCCAGACCTGTTAAACAAGCCTGGCATGCCCGCCACATGAAACCCAAGGTAACAACGGCCTCCATAAAAACGATTCTCGGCAATGCAGAGTGGTGCCCCGCACATGCCAACTTCGGTTTGCATCTGATACTTCAAAAGCTCCTTATTACGGTAGCCTTCTGTCGTAAGTTCGGGGACATGATCCACTGTATTGGAAAACATGGTCTGCCGAGTAACACTCTCACCAGAACGGTCCAGGGAGCGCTGGATGATATCAAGCCTGACAGAAGGTTTCGCCTTAAGCACATCACGAAGCTGGTCTGACTTAAGCAAATACTGGGTAATCTTGCGCACAGCAAGAAAAAGCCCAACTGGGAAAAGAATAAACTCCATATCATAAGTGTTCGTAGTCACACGCTTCAAATCAAGAAACTCACGCAAGCTGATTTCACGATCATATCTGCCACGAGGGTCAAGAAAAGTAAGCACAGTGTCACCTGTATAGACTTTCTTGTTCAACTTTTCAATCAAACCACGTGTGTAATGTCTTGGCTGCACCGCCAAGTTGTGGACCAAAAGCTGGACTTGTCCAATGGTCTTCTCATTAGGACCTCCCTTGTCAACAACAAGCTTATATGAATTGTGGTATATCTTGGTTGAGCACTGTTGTCTGACTCCAAGCCTGCCTCTTCCCTCATCCTGTTTGCAAGGAAGACTTTCTTTGGAACACCTTTCGGCTTTGTCTCTTTTATATTGCTCTCATAAGAGACGTTGCGACCCAGAAGCTTGTTGCACAAGCCAATAACCGAAGTCACAAGAAAGCCCAAAGCACCAGCAAAAAGGACAACTATACCAAAGTCAAAAGCAATCCTCTCAAAAACCGTGGCATGTTCAATATTAAGCATCCATTGGCCAAAAAGGCCAGCCTTCCTACCAACCTCACGCAACACAGATACCAAGCGATCGCGCAAATCAGCCCAAAAACGGGCTATCCTGCCCGTTGGCCTGTACAATACCTCTTCGACGTCGGCTTCTTCAATCTCATCCAAATCCATACCATCAGTTCCATCCACAAGTCCTGACTGTTCTTCAATGTCCTGAGAGGTCATAGTGTGAACAACAGGTTCAAAAAGGCAAGGCTCAGTTATGTTGTGAACCACATGCGTGGTCCCTTCAGCTTCCAAGCCAGCCAAAAAGCGATTTAAATTACGAATCGCTTCATCATGATTCTCCTTGGACGTGAGCAAGTTCTGAACAATCTCATCAATGAGGTCTCGTACAGATCGTCGGGCTCCACCAGTCTGCGGTCTTGCAAAATCATGTGTGACCAAATACCAGGCCTCCCAAGGGTAGCAATCGTAAAAAGAAACGGGTGGGCCACCCTCTGCGAGATTCTTCTCAGCTTGGTCAAGCCTCTCCTTAAAAACGGTCTCTACCTTGTGGTAGTTAAGGCCACCATTACTGTTAGGCCTGACATACTCTTCGCTCATATGTATGGCGTATGGGTACTTAATGCGCCGTACAACGGCTTCAGGCTCGTTAATGAGCATCTCTGCCTGTGATCTCACATCGGCCACATTGGTTGTGCCGATTATCAAAGGTGTGTCAAAGTAAAACTTTCCCTTGCTGGGTAGATCTGCGAAATTCAGAGCATAGGCCCAATTGCCAACCATGCGTATAACATTCATATACTCATTATCAGAATCACCTTTCACAGGCTTTACTTGAAAGCAATCGTCCATAATCAAGCACTTCTGGTTCACATATCCATTCCAATATTCCGTAGTGCCCTTCTGCCATAAATTACGCAAAGCGGTATCAGCTGTACAAATGCCCGACTTCACAAGAATTGCACAGGCCATCTTGGTAACGAGCGAAGTCTTACCAACTGCAGACTTACCATAAAGACACAAAAACTGTGGTTCAACACGGTAGTTCCGAGCAGCTGTTATAGCACCTTGGTACGGCATCAACAATACCGAAAGACGTGACAAAGCTCGTTCAATGCGAATCACCAAATTTGATGAGCGCACTGTGGACTTAAGTCCAATGGCATCAAGTTCAAGGTCAACAGCTGCTAGCAGTTCTTCAATCTTGATGTTCTCCTGTGGGTCCTTAGTCCTCTTTTCAAAAGCATCAACCTTTTTAGAAAATTCCTCAACCAGACGTTCTGATCTATCCATCCACTGCAACTCCTTCTTACCGCACATACGGAGAAAACAATTCAAAATACGCTCAAGGAACTTCATAGCCTCCGAGAAGAGTCCTTCAAATCCTTCCTTAGCGCGTGTGAAAGAACCAGCCCTTCTCAAAAGTTCACCTGCCACTTGCGCAACGCTCTTGAAAGGAACAAAACACATGCAAAAGGCGCTCGCAATCAAGCCACTCAGTTGGCATATGGAAGCACCTGACTGCTCTTGGGGCTTGAAATACACAGAGATAAGACTCCATGCTTTTCCACCAAAAACTTTGGCAAGCATGGCACCTGCCATAACGGGAAGCAAAGGAACATCAATGAACGAAGAAACAATGTGATGAGCGACTATGGCAACAGGAACCATCCAAAGGTGTCCCATGGCATCTTTTGCCATCTTGACAAAATCGTCCATCTTGGCCTTAAGTGCCTCAATAAATTTGTCAAGGCCATTTGCCGTTTTGTTAATGCTACCTGCAATGCGGCCAGCAGCAAAAGCTATAACCCCAGCAGCAGCTGTAGCAACAGCTGGTCCAAAACCTTGTTCCTCAACTTCATCAAGCTTGGATACGAACTTGACAGAACGCTCCTTGTCAACTTTAACCTTACGTACACTTTTATCAAGAGACTTATACAAAGCCTTATTTTTCTTCCTGTTAGCAAGCCTTTGCTGTGCATCACGTGCATCTCTCTTTACATTAGCGTTAGACATATTGATACTCATATTGATTGTAACTGATTTGTAAGTTGTTGTTCCAAAAGGAAAAAAGAATTAAATTGGTGGCAAATGATGCCACGAAATACTTACGGGTTAAAGTCCTATCAGTTGAATGTTTACTAAACTATGAATCCTGTAAAACAGCAGAAACACAGTCTTTCGCAAAACAACGTTAACGGGAAAAACAATGTAGGGATGAATGGTAAACGGCCCATAACCGGGTAGCTGGATGAAGCATCAACAGCCAAAGGATGTTCTCTCACTACAAGAGCGGTGTGAGGGTCTTACATATATTGCCCACAGCCACCTAACGAAGCTATAACCCTAAGGTACAATGCACGAATCACATGCACGTACACAGGACATAAAACCACCAAAACTACCGGTGGCACAAGGAAAATGAAGCTAAAAAGCCAGATGCAACAAGATGAGTGTTAAACCGTAATTCTGAATCAGCGTTTACTGGCCACTCAAATGAAACAAAAGGCTACTAAAGCGGAAAAAATGAAACCCTCAAATAGTACGTCGGGAAACCGTTTTCAGCTATAAGGCCACTGAGCCAGTGTAGGTCACTATCCTTGATGTCTTGAGGCCATCAACCCCTTGGCAACCAGATCTTCTGGAATTACGCCCCCCAAGAAGAAAATGGGGCGCGAGTATTGTCGAACTCGGTAAAACGTCTGAGTATTGCGGAACTCGATAAAACCGGCAAAAGAAGGTGCAGCTGTTAAACTGCA